ACAACACGGCCGGCGGCGAGATCGGCGAAAACTTTATGACCGGGCTGCGGCAGGCCGTGCAGAACGCGAAAAGCGCACTCGTGAGTACGACGACACAGACCACCAAGAGCGCGCACGACGCGGCCAAGCGCGAATTGAGCGCCGCCAACGGCCGCAGCATCGGCGCGGCGCTGGCACAAGGCATTCAAGCGGGCATCAGCGGCCAGAGCGGCAGCGTTTCCAGCGCCGCCCGCAGTCTGGCCAGCAGCGCGTCTTCCGCGCTGTGGGGCGCTGTGGGCAGCGGCGGCAGCAAGTTTACTTCAATCGGCGAAGCCATCGCGCAGGGCGTAGAGCGCGGCATTCACAACGGCTCCAGAGCCATCCAGAGGGCGGCCAGATCGGCGGCGCGCAGCGCCTACGACGCGGCCAAGCGCGAGCTGGGCATCGCGTCGCCGTCCAAGCGCATGGCCGAAATCGGCGAATTTTACGATCAGGGCTTCGCGGAAGGCATCGAACGCGGCATGGATCAGGTGCTTCGCGCCGCGAATCGTTTAAGCGCGCTTGCCGCGGAGGAAACGGCGCAGGGCGGCCGGGCCTATCCGAGCATTTCCGCACCGGAGATCGACTACGACCGGCTGGGCGACGCCGTGGCCAACAGCTTTATACGCAAGGGCATCGACCGCACCGTCATTACAATGGACGGGCGCGCCGTGGGCCAGACGGTGGAACCGAGCGTGAGCCGCGCCAGCTATTTGCGCAGCCAGAAGAATGTAAAGGGCCGCGCCGCGCGACTGGTGCTGGCCTGATGGAACGGCGCAAAAGCGTCTGCGTGGACGCTTTTGAAATTTATACTTGACTTTTTGCTCTAGCAATATTATACTTATTGCAGGAGCAAAAAGTGAGGTGAAGCAAATGTCTCCAAAAACAGGCAGGCCGCCAAAGGAAGTAACTAAAAATGTGTCACTGGGTCTACGCATCAGTGAAGCGACCGCCGCAGAATTGCAATGGTGTGCGCAAGAATTGCATATATCCCGCACCGAAGTAATTGAGCGCGGCATTAAGAAGGTGGCCGATGAAATCAAAAAGTGAGATTTAGCCGCCCTGAGAAGCATCCGCTAAATCTCACCACCACCGACCTTTCGGTCAGCAAGTAAATTCTATCATACCTGCCCCGAAAGGTCAACCCCGAAAGCCGGAAGGAGGCAGAACGATGAATGAAATCCGTATGCGCGCGGTCAACGCGCTGGAAGACGTAGACAACACACTGAAGGGGCTGTGCGCCTGCATCGAGATCATGCAGATGGGCGCGCAGCACATGGCGAACGGCGAATACATCGACGACGCGCTGGGCATGATCCGCAAGACCTTGCAGAACACCCGCGCAGAACTGGATGAGGCGACCAGCACCTTGATGCAGATGCGCGCCAGCGCATAAACGATTGACCGACCATGGCACCCACCCGGAAACGGGCAGGGTGCCTTTTGATTGGGGAGATAGCCTTGAACCTGAACGAAATCAACTTTTCCTTCGGCGGGCTGCACTGTCTGCGTGACTTCGGCTGCATCTACGTGGAAAACAAGGGGCACGTCATCACGCCAAAAATCCGTCGAAACGAATACGATATTTCCGGCACGCCGGGCACGATCCTGATGCCCGGCGATCTGCCCGAAACGCTGGAGTTTGATGGCACGCTGTTCTTTGTGCGCGATCCGCCTTCGCAGGCAGCGGCGCAGCAGCAGCTTCGGCGCATCGCGGCATGGCTGACGAACGGGCGGCAGCGGCTCATATTCGACTATGAGCCGCTGCGCTATTACATGGCGAGCGTGGACGACGAACTGAACTGGGGCTTTTCGGACTGGATCGACGGCGGGCTGGACGTGACCTTCACGGCGCAGCCCTATGCCTACGCGCTCGACGAAACGACGGCAAGCGCGACCACCAGCGGCACCAGCGCGCAGGTCAACTTCGTGCTGGCCACCGGCGCGCCTGCGCCGATCCGCGCGGAAGTGCTGAACACAGGCACAGCGCCGATCGCCGGCGTAACGCTGACGGCAGGCGGGAACGCCGTGCAGCTTTCCGGCATGAACATCGCGTCGGGCGATGCGCTGCACATCGACATGGAGCCGCCCATCGGAGCGGCATTTTCAGACGGCGAAAACGCGCTGCCCTATGCGGCGCGCTTCGACTATCTGACCGCCCGACACGGGCCGCAGATCATCAGCGCGACGCTGGCCTACGGCAGCGGCACGAAGGGCGCAAAGATCACCATCAAGGCGAGAGGGAGGTTTTGAGCATGCTATCATCCAAAACACAGCCGGGCAAGCGACATGACCCGCCGGCAAAACCGGCAAGGCCGGCGACGCCGTACTGCCCCATGCGCGGCGCGCGCTGTCTGTCCGAATGCGCGTGGAGCACACCGGGCGGCTGCGCCATGACTGTGCTGGCGGTGCAGTCCGCGCGGCAGGCCAACGAACTGTACGCCATAGCGGAGATCATGGACGGCGGCCATGTGGAGCCTGTGGACGCGCCGCCGGACGGCGTGCTGGAACGGCCGTCGCGCCGCTAGGAGGCGGCAAACATGAACTGCGAATATGTTACCGTCTACAATCAGGACGGCGAAATGCTGGGCGTCTTGGAGAACGCGGGCGAGGTCGCCTACAATCTGGTTCACAATGACCTGTGGACGGCGTCCTTCACGCTGCCCAGCGGCGATCCGAAGAACAGCCTGTGCCAAGCGCACAATCTGGTGCATCTGCCGGACGGCGCGCGGGACACGGGCCTGTATCGCATCATCGGGATGCCTTCCGGCGAAGAGACGGCAGCCGGCGGGGTGAAGACGTATAGCTTGGAACACGTCATGGCCACGCTGCTGGACGACGTGCTGTTCGGCTACCATGAGATCGGCGGGCCGGGCGTGACCACGGCGCAGGTGATCCAGTATATTCTCGACCAGCAGCATACGGAACGCTGGGTTTTGGGCGAGTGCGAATACAGCGATCAGTTTGCCTACAAGTTTGAAAACACGTCGCTGCTTTCGGCACTTCTGTCGCTGGGCAACGTGCTGACGGACGAATACACATGGGTGTTCGACACGAGCGCATCGCCGTGGACGGTGAGCCTGAAGCACGCGGACGCCACGCCCGGCTGCGGCATCCACTACCGCCGGAACATGGTCGAAGTGGAAAAGGAAATGGACGCCAGCACGCTGGTGACGCGGCTGTACATGCTGGGCTACGGCGAGGGCGTGAACCAGCTGACGATCCGCGACATCAACGGCGGCGTGCCCTACATCGACGCGGACACGAAGAACGTGTGGGGCGTGAAGAGCAGCGTCTACGCGGACACGCGCATCGAAGACGCCGCCACGCTGAAGGCGCGCGGCGTCGCGCTGCTGAACCGCCTGAAAAACCCGTATATCAGCTATACGGCGTCGGCTGTCGATCTGACGCGCCTGACTGGGCAGGAATGGGACAAGCACATGCCCGGCAAGCTGGTGCGCGTGCTGGACGGCGAACACGGAATCGACTTCGACGCGCGGATCGTGTCCATCGCCAAAAGCGACGTGCGCGGCAGGCCGGGCGAAATCGACATCACCATCGCCAACGCGCCGCGCGACGCGGCGGACAGCATCAACACGCTGGCCGACCGCATGGGCATCAGCGAACTGTACAGCCAAGGGGCGACAAACCTGTACAGTCAGCAGTACGCCGACAATGCCGACGCGCAGCACCCGGCAAAGATGCGCGTTTACGTGCCCAGCGGATGCGTGCGCATCAATCAAATGCTGCTGTCGTGGCAGATGGAAGCCTTCCGGGCCTATGAGACGGGCGCGGCAGCGGGCGGCGCGACGGCCACCACCACGTCCAGCGGCGGGGCCAGCACGAACACGTCCAGCGCAGGCGGTTCCAGCAGCACAACGTCCAGCGCGGGCGGTGCCCAACAGGTCACGAGCGAGCAAAAGAGCATGACCATGGAAGCGGCGACCGGCGAGGTGATAACAACAGCTGGCTATCCGTCGGGATGCACGGGCGGCGCTGTTGGAACGAGCGGTTCCGGCGTTGCATCCACTACCAGCGCAGCCGGCGGCGGAAACACGAGCGAAGTCCAAGTTGTCGTTAATTCCGTAGGCGGTCACACGCACACCGGGCCTAGCCACACGCACGGCATGGGGCACTTCCATCACGGGCCTGCGCATTCGCACGGTATCGCGGGGCATACCCACAGTGGGCCAAGTCACCGCCACAGCTTTTCGGGGAGCGATTCTGTTGCGAACGGACACTACCACAAAATCAGCGATCCCGGCTCATCTACTATAACAGGGGGCGTAAGTTCAAATTCCACACATAGTATAAGCATCAGCGGGAATACGGGGTATTCAGGAACAGAGTCTACAAGTTCGGTATCGCTGGAAACGGATTTTGCCGGCGCGGGAATGACTGGAAATGCCCTTACAAGTGATGGTTCCAGCCGGACACAAACAAGCGAGGCCGGCGGCGGTTCGACCGGCAGTGCCGGGGGACACTACCACACGACATACGCCCATTATCACTCCATGCAAGACCATACGCATACCATGCCGCATGTTCATCAGTATAACCATACCCACAATGTTGTCGTCGCCTATACAATCCCGGCGATTACGCTGGATATTCAGGCCCACACGCATACTGTATCCATATCGAGCCACACCCACAATGTGAGCATCCCAGCCCACACGCACGACTTGACGCTGGCCGATCACACGCATGAGATCGTCTACGGCATCTACGAGGGCGACACGGCCAGCAGCGTGACGCTGAAGGTGGACGGCAACGTGGTGCCCGCTTCCGCGCTGACGGACAGCGAGATGGACATCGTTGCCTATCTGGAAAAGGACGACGACGGCAAGATCACGCGCGGAACGTGGCATGAGATCGAAATCGTGCCCAACGGGCTGACGCGCATCGAAGCGAATCTGTTCGTGCAGGCGTTTGTGCAAAGCGTGGGCGGCGGCGACTACTAAGAATGCGGCCGGAAGCCCGCGAGGAAGGAGAAAGTAATGGCCAATAACTGGCTGATCGAACAGACCATAGACCTGCAACACGGTGTGCAAGCGCCGCTGGTCTGGCCTAATGCGCTGATGTTGTGCGGTGATAACAATGCCCACACATGGCGCGTGACCGTGCTGGACGGCGGCGAGGCGGCGCAAGTCGCCGGCAGCGTGACGGGGTACTTCGTGCGGCCGGACGGCAACACCGTGGCCGTGCAGGGCAGCATGACCGGCAACGTGGCCAGCGTGGTGCTGGCACAGGCGTGCTATGCGCAGGAAGGCGACGTGAAGGCGGTGCTGCGCCTGTCTGTCAGCACGGGCGCGAAGGTGACGCTGGCGGCGCTGATCCTGCCCGTGCGAAACGTGCTGACGGACAGCATCATCGACCCGGGCGAGGTCATCCCTTCGCTGGACGATCTGCTGGCGCAGATCGCCATTATGGAGCAGCTGGAAGATGATATATCCAGCGCCGAAAGCGCCCGCGTGAGCGCGGAACAGCAGCGCGTAGCCGCCGAAAACGAACGGGCCGCGCTGGGCTTCAGCGTGGTAGACGGCGCGCTGTGTGTGACCTACAACGAACAGGAGGAGGCAACATGAGCGAAATCACAAAACCGATCATCTTAGACGAAACGGGCCGGCGGATCGCCGACGCGCTGGGGCTGATCGCCATCGCGCAGGCGGGCAGCGCGGCGAACATCGAAAGCTGGGAATCCGTGCAGCAGATCGTGCGCAACGGGCTGGGGCCGAAGGCGTTTCCCGTGGGCGCGCGCCTGACGTCCGCCCATTCGTCCTACACATCCATTGAATGGGACGTCGTAGCCCACAACCAGCACAAAAAACCGGGCGACGACAGCGCGCCCACCATGACGCTGTTGATGCACGCCTGCATATATGGGCGCATGATCGACGCTTCGGAAATGCTGTGGGCCAACACGGGCGAAAGCGCCCTGCCCGCGGGAACGTACAACTTCACGCTGTACAAGGGCGGCAACAGCGGACGGACAGAAGAAGACGGCACCTATCAATTTACGACCACCGAGCCGATCCCCGCCGGCGGCGGATGGGCACACAACAAGGTCGGCAACTGGTACGAAGACGCGGCGAACTACAAGCCGGAGAACATCACGTCCGGCGTCGTGACGACCTACGATGCAAGCGGCAACCAGATCGAAGGCAACCTGACCGTCACTGCCGGGAACGGCGGCACCAGCTTGGGCACGGCCAGCAACGCGCAGGGCGACATCGTGGACACGGTGGGCAGGTTTAACAGCGTCATGCGGCGCGCCTACGGCTCGAACCACTGGGGCGAGAGCGCGGCCCGGCAGTGGCTCAACAGCGACGCGGCTGCAAACGCATGGTGGACAAAACAGACCATCTTCGACCTGAAACCGAACTACGCCAACCAGCCCGGCTTCCTGAACGGGCTGGACGCGGATTTTCTTGCCACCGTCGGCCCCGTGGACAGCGTGACGGCCTACAACACCGTCTACGACGTAAACGGCACGATCACGGGCACCTACACCACGCGCGACCGCTTTTGGCTGCCCAGCCGCGTCGAAATGGGCTATGGCCCCGAAAACAGCATCAGCGAAGGCAGCGTGCTGCCCTACTACGACGGAGCCAGCGAAACTGACAAGATCAAATACGACATCACAAACGAAGCAACCGCCCGTTACTGGTGGCTGCGGTCGCCTTACCCGTGGAACGCCGGCAACGTTCGCAACGTGAACCCTTCGGGGGCTTTGAATAGCTACGGCGCGAACTACGGGTTCGGGCTGGCGGCGGCTTGCGTCATCTACTGATACCGAGCCGCACTGTGCGTTACGGCCGCGCGCAGATGCAGCCCATCGACCATCCGCGCCGATAGGCGCGTCAAGGGGGCAACGATATGGCGGTACCCGCATATTTGCGGCAGGCCAGCAAAGCCGAATACATCACGCTGGCCACAAGACTGGCGGCGTGGACGTTGAAATGGTGCAAGGACGAACGGCTTTTTACGCGGCGCGAGCGCTGGATCGTGACCGGCGATCTGTGGACGGCGGCGAAAGGCGTGCTGACCTGCGCGAAACAGGCGAACACACGGCGCGATCTTGCCGATCCCGCCCAGTTTGCGGAGCGCGAAGCGCTGCTGCGCCGCGCGCTCGACCACCTGACGGAAATGAAGGTGCTGTTGAGCATCAAATACGAAATGATGCTTCGCGGCTTTAACGCGGTGAAGCAGCCGTCACCGCCGGTCGAAGCACCGCAGCAGTCCACCGCCACGCCGCACAAGCGCAAGCGCCGCGGCGGCCGCAAGGTCTTGTCACAGGACGACATCGACCGCATCTTTGAAATCTTCTTCAATATGGCCGTGCGTGAAAAAGGTCTCATTGAAGGGCTGATGGCCAGCGACGCCAAGCGCGCCGCCGGCCGAAGTCCCGATCGCGGGCCAGCCAAGCCGCCCAGAGGCGCGAGCATGGCCCCATAATGAGAACAGGGAAACGCCTGTCTGTCCCCGCCCGTTACTGGTGGCTGCGGTCGCCTAACCCGTGGAACGCCAACAACGTTCGCAACGTGAACCCTTCGGGGGCTTTGAATAACAACAACGCGAACAACGGGTACGGGCTGGCGGCGGCTTGCTTCAATGGCCCGTCATTCGAGTAAGGCATTCGCCAAGGTGGTTTTGACAAATGCAGAGCAATGCCCGAAAACAGCGCCGCGAAGTGCAAGGAGGCGTTTGCCCTGCCCCGAGAAAAGGGGGAACAACTGCCGCCGATGCGGGCGCGCTGCAAGGCGCGTTCCCGCTATCACGGCGGCCTTTTTATGGATCAATTCGAGGAAGCGATCAAGCTGCGCAACCTGTACCGGGCGCTGAAGAAGTGCTGCGCCGGCACCATGTGGAAGGACGGAACCGCCGTTTACCGCAGCGACGGGCTGGAAAACAGCGCCCGTCTGCGCGCCGACCTGAAGGCCGGGCGCTACAAAATACAGCGTTACATGCGCTTTTCCATCACCCGGCCCAAGCCGCGGTCGATCACGGCAACGCGCATCCGCGACCGTCATGCGCAGCGCAGCGCGTGCGACAACATCCTTTACCCGATCCTGACGCGATCCTTCATCCACGACAACGGCGCTTGCCAGATCGGCAAAGGCGTGGACTTCGCCATTGAGCGGATGAAATACTGGCTGCGGCGCGTCTATCGCACCCAGCGCCGGGAACGCGCGCGGGCGGCAGGCTGCCGCGTCGAAGACGTCGGCCCGTTTCAAGCTGATGCGCTCATCTACAAGGGAGACGTTCGCAAGTATTTCCCCACAAGCCGCTTCAGCGTCGCCAAGGCGACGCTGCGCAAGGCTGTGGCCAGCGACCGGCTGGCGGCGTTCTTCTGCGCCGTAGTGGAGAGTTTCGGCGAAGAATGGTGGGAAGCGCGCCTGATCGCCGTGGGCGCGCCGACGCCTGCCGCCGCAAAAGCCGCCAGAGCGATCACCGACGCCCGCGTCGAGCGGGAAAGCCTGCCGCTGCGCCCGGAAGGCGAGCGCGACGGAATCCTGCGCGAATGCGAGCGGCAAATCGCGCAGGCAGTACGCCGCACGCCGGGGCTTTCGCAGGAAGATCGGGCCGCCATCATGGACGAAGCGCTGCATGGCGATGGCCGCGGCATCGGACTGGGCAGCCAAATATCGCAACTGGTACAGCTTGCGCAACTGAACGCCGTGGATCACTACGCAAAGGAAGAAGCGCGCGTCGCCGTGTATGCGCGCTACATGGACGACTTTATCCTTTACGACCCCGATCCCGAAAGACTGCGGCGCGCCGTGCGCGGCATCGCTGAACGCCTCGACGCGCTGGGGCTGGAATTAAACCCGAAATCGCAATTCATCCGGCTGCGCAAGGGATTCATTTTCCTGCGCTGGCATTTCCGGCTGACGCCCACGGGCAAGGTGATTTTGCGGGCCGCGCCGGGCATTGCCGCCGCTGAAAAGCGCCGGCTGAAGCGCATGGGCCGGCGAGTGGCAGCGGGTAACGCCGACCTTGACAGCCTG